GGTTAAGCGACCTAACGAAGAAAATCGTATTCCGTTTTTTCTAACAACTAGACAAATGAAAATCGAACGCATTAACGTGGCCGAGCTATCGCTTGACCCATCGAACGTCCGCAAGCACTCGCGTAAAAATCTCGACGCGATCAAGGCTTCGCTGCGTAAGTTCGGCCAACAAAAACCCATCGTCGTGGACGCCAAGGGCATCGTGCTTGCTGGCAACGGAACGCTCACGGCGGCGAAGGAACTCGGCTGGACGGAAATCGAGATCACGCGCACGACCCTTCAAGGAGTTGAGGCGACGGCGTTTGCGATTGCGGACAATCGTAGCGCGGAGCTGGCGGAATGGGACGATTCTCTCGCCGATGTGTTAAAATCTCTCGCCGACGCAGGCCAGAGTCTTGATGATCTTGGTTTTGGCAAGACAGACCTCGACGATCTGCTACCTGAAACGCCAAGCGATAACTATACACAAAAAGTTGATGCTCCCGTTTACACGCCAAAGGGTGAAAAGCCACCGATTGCCGAGCTATTCGACGCAACAAAAGCCGAAGACTTTTTATCAAAGATCGAGGCATCGAAGGCACCGGACGATGTAAAATCTTTTCTAAAAAAAGCTGCATCTCGACACATCGTTTTCGACTACGGCAAGATTGCCGAATTCTACTGTCACGCAGACAAAGAAACGCAGTTGCTGATGGAGGAGTCAGCCCTGATCATTATCGACTTCAACAAAGCCATGCAGTTGGGTTATGTGAAGTTCAAGACCGAGATAGACAGCACGTTTCAAAACGAACAAGAACACAAATCCGATGATGACGACACCGAATAAAAACTTTTGTGTTTTTATCATATCGCATGGACGACCGGACAAGATTGTTACGCTGGGCACGTTGCGTCGTTGCGGTTACAGCGGCCCGCTTTTCATAGTTTGCGACAACGAGGATAAAACGCTCGATCAGTATCAAAAAAATCATGGCGTGGAAATGGTTCTTGTTTTCGACAAGTTGCATTACGCTTCACTGGTAGATTCATGCGACAATTTCCAGAATCGAAGAACGACGACTCACGCTCGCAACGCATGCTTTGATTTAGCCAAGGCGCGTGGTTTCGACTATTTCTTGGTACTCGATGACGACTACACTGGATTGCGAAACATTTATTTTTCAAACGGTACTTATGAGCGCCGACATATCGCTAACATAAAGCCAATCTTTTCGTTAATGATTGATTTTTTAGAGTCAGACAATCGCATTGACTCAATATGTTTTATTCAAGGTGGCGATTGTATTGGTGGGTGTCAAGATATGGAAAAAAGAGGTTATCCATTTAGAAGGCGGAAAGCAATGAACTCTTTTTTCTGTAAAACATCGCGGCGATTTTGGTTCTTCAGTCGATTAAACGAAGATGTGAATACCTATCTCGACGCTGGCAAGCGCGGGCGCATATTTTTGTCATTGCCTCAAGTGCAGTTAGATCAAGCATTGACTCAAGCAACGAGCGGCGGAATGTCAGATGCGTATCTTGCAAGTGGAACCTACGTTAAAAGTTTTTATACGACGATGATTTGTCCTTCGTTCGCGAAGGTGACTACACCAACATCAAATGCGGCGCGTAGAATCCGCAGAATCCATCATAAAATAAGTTGGAACAACGCCGTTCCAAAGATAATCGACGAACAGTTCCGAAAGTAATTTTACGGCATGAATCCATCCGAGCCGAAAGATGTTTCAGAGATTCGCGCGCGACTTGCCAAAAAGAACGTCGAAAACATTGCCGTTAAACTGAAAGCCGGTAAAACGCTTTCATCGTCTGAGCGTAAGGCTTTGGTCGATTTGGGTGAAGTAGAATCTGGCGGATGGGTCAAAGACTTGAGCTCACTCGCCAAGGAACTCGGTCTGACGCGCCAAGCCGTGTACGACGCACGCGCTCGCTTTCCAGATGCGCCAAAGAAGCACGAGGACGGCAAGCGCGAGAACCTAGTTGCGTGGCAGCAATTCTGCGGCGACAATCTGATCGGTAAGGACACGGCGACGAAGAACCTTGCGGAGCTAAAGGCGCAACTCATGCAGCGCGAGATCACTCTGCGCGACATGAAGATTGCGCGCGAAGCGGGCGAGACGATTGCAAAGGAGATCGTGGACGATATGTTTGCCACGCTCGCTCAGAAACTCGACTTGCTCCTGCGCCTCAAACTAGAGGTCGAGCTGGGCCAGCGCATCATCGGCAAGAACGCAGCCGAGGCAAACGTCGAGGGCGCGCTAATCCTCGATGAAATCCGCGAGGTGATCAACGCGAACATCGCGCTTTATCAAAACGACATGGTGGCGCGGTCGGCAAACTCGGAGGTCAGCCAATGAGCTGGTCGGTTTTTGTAACGCTAAAACAATCAGAAATTGATTATGCGTTTGAAATTGGAAAACAACGCCAAGATAGCGCAGACAGAAAGAAAAGCGTGTCGGCTTTTCCTGAGCAATTTGCAGGACAATTTTTGCAAAGTCATCAGTTCGCTGCTTGCGCTGAATTGGCCGTTGCCAATTTTCTAGGATTAGAAATTGAATTGCACGTTGATGTCTACGATGTGCCAGACATAGACGGAACAAGAATTGACGTAAGGTGGAGTCGGAGTAAAAATCATTGTAAGGTAAAACCAAGAGACATTCTGAAAGATCGAGTCATTGCCGGAACATTCGGCCCTCCGAATAAAATGGAGATTCTCGGATGGATTCTTGCGACTGATGCACCTAGTCGTTGTCGAAGAAGCAACCCTAACGATGGAAAGCCGCCATGTTTATTTATCGAAGAACTTGCATGGGAAAACCCGCATGATTTAACCGAGGAGATTTATCTACTCAAAAAATGACCGACACACCAAAGTTTCGCCTCGGCGACATGGTCTGGCACCGCACTTGCGGCGACGATGCGGGCGTCATCATTGCCATGATTTACCGCCCCAACTGCTTGCTCTACCAAGTGTCATGGGCTGGGCGTTGCGTCGATGACCATTTCGAGATCGAGCTGACATCCGACCGACCTTTCTTTTCATCGAGTGGCGGAGCAACCAAAGACGAAGCATGACCGAAACCGAACGACGCCTTGCCGCCTTCAAGCTGCCCAAGCGTGACCGCTCGCCGATTTACGAGTGGGCACGCAAGCACATCGTGTTGCCCGAGAGCTACGCGACGTCAGGCCCATTTAACGTGCGCCTCTCGCCGTGGCTGATTCCGATCTTCGACGCGCTCCAAAACCCGCTCGTGCGCCGCGTGCATTTCCGCAAGGCGGTGCAGATCGGCGGCACGCTCGTCGCCGACGTGTGGGTGCCTTGGCTAATCTGTAACGACGCTGGCCCTATCTCGTGGACGATGCAGACCGACGAAATGATTGACCGGCACGCCAAGTCGCGGCTCAACCCGATCTTTGAAAGCTGCAAGCCGGTCGCCAAGATGCTGCCGCGCGCTGGCCCGATGAAGACGACGACCGAGATTTATTTCGGCGGATTCTTTTTCATCCTTAACCCTGCGAATCTTTCGAGTCAGCAAAGTCAGTCCATCCGCTACAAGATCAACGACGAAATTTGGCTCCCGAAGTGGCAAGATGTTTATGGTCATGCGGTTGCGCGTGTATCGCGTTTCGAGGAAGTTGGACGCTCGAAAATCTACAACACGTCACAGGCTCCGATAATGGACTTGGAAACCGGCAACGTCGAGGACACGAGCTATCGCTCGGGCAACCAACAAGAATGGAGCGCAGAATGTCCCTCGTGCAAAAAGATTCATCCGGTCGCGTTCACTCTCGAAAAGAACGAGGAGACAGGTTTGCGCGGTGGCGTCGTTTGGGACGCAGCCGCAAAGCGAGACGACGAGACTTGGGACGTGACGCGAGCGGTCGAGTCCTGCCGATTCCGCTGCCCGCATTGCGGCCACGAGTCCGCAGATTCCGACGCGACGCGCAACGCTTGGAAGCGCACCGGACGGTTTGTGGCAATGCGACCCGACGCGCCAATCGAGTTTCAGTCCTTCCGCGTCGAGGCTCTAGTCTCGCGGCCAATGCGCTTACTCGTCGAGGAGTTTTGCGCCGCCGATAATCACTTCGTGCGCCAAGGCGATGACAAGATGAAGATCGAGTTCAAGACGAAGCGCGAAGCGCGTCCGTGGATTGTCGAGAAAAAGGTCGTCAATCTATTCGTGCAGGCGTCCGATTACACCGTTTCGCAATTCTCGAATGGCGAAAAGATCGAGGGCGAGGTGATTCGTTTCATGGCAATCGACCGCCAACAAGACCATTGGTGGTTGGAAATCGGCGCCTTCAGCTCGGCGACCGGACCGACGTACAAGCAACTTTACTTTGGGCGAATCGAGACGCGCGACCAGCTTCGTCAAATGCAGTATCGCTACAAGGTTCAGGACTCGTGCGTGGCGCAGGACAGAGGTTATCGGCCCGCCGACGTTGACCGTGACTGCGCAGACTTTGGCTGGCGCGGTATGCGCGGACACGCGCGAAAGACGTGGACGATGCGCGACGAGAACACGAACGCGCTGATTAACTTCCCATTCAGCGATCCGCGCGTGAGCGACTACCGAGGCGGCGACGTGTTTTATTACGATTGGTCAGGCGATTACTTCAAAGACATTTTGGCGAACGCGCTCGAAAACAAAGGCGACCTAAAATGGCTCATGCCAGCAGACGTCAATCCGCTCTACCTTGAACACCTCAAAGGCGAGTCAAAGGTCGAGATCCGGACGGGTGTCTGGGAATGGCGTGAG